AATGTGTTTCACAACCACATTCTGCATTTCTCTCGTGACAAAGGAATATACCAAGGAACAGAAGGAAGAGTTCACCCAGAATGTGGTTGTGAAACACATTGGCGGGGCGAACTACATGACTTGTAAGGACATGAATAAGCTGAATGCTCTTCTGGAAGAGCTTCTGTCTCTTGCAAAGAAAGCTGCTTAAGCAAAACCACCGGCTGAAGCAGTGACATTAGCATTGACTGAAAGTCGGTGTTAAAGCGCCCCCGGAGCCTCTTCCGGGGGCTTTCTTGTGGCTCTTTTAAAAGAAATTTATGATAAAAGAAAAGCAAAGCCATTCTGAAATATAAAGAAAAGAGGCAATAAAGAAAAGGTGGGAAAAATATGTCCAATTGCGCAAAAGTAGGTTTAACAGGAAGGCTTATTAAAGACCCGACACAGAAGAACTGGCAAGGAACGACCGTCGTTTCATTCACTGTGTCCGTAAACACCACAAAGAAAGAGGGAGACAACTACATCAGTGACCTGTACAACGTTTCCGCCTGGGGAAAGAGTGGCGAGTTTATCTACCCTCGTATTAAGAAAGGAACTATGGTTCAGGTTTACGGAGACCAGATCATTCAGCCCTATAAGGACAAGAATGGGAATGAAAAGTTCTCTCTGAGCGTAAGAGCTACTGAGGTTATTCCGCTGACACCTGCGAAGCCTGCGGAAAAGAAGTCTGAAGAAAGTGAAGACGATAATCCGCCTCCATTCTAATTGAAGCAAAGAAAAGCAGAAACTGCCTTATTGATGTAATTAATAAGTTCACAAAGATAAACTTCTGGTGAGGTGCTGCTGGCAGGTCCAGGTCAGGACCATGCCTGCAGCCCCTCACTGAAGCGAGCTGTACGAAAATGTCGTACAGCTCGCTTCTACTTAATACTACGTATTTAGTTTGCTTCATATGTAAAAGAAATTATCTGCAAAAGAAATGAAAATGAAGAAAGGTGAAAAATATGGACTCTATGGCTAGTGCCGTCATCGAACTGGCGGAAAAACATCTTGGTCAATTTCGTGTAAAGAACGGTCAGGTAATTGCTGAATTCTGCCCTTTCTGTGGCGGTCATGATACAGACAGAGAAACATTTGCCATTGGTCTGAACAATGGTGCATATAACTGTAAGCGTGGAAGCTGTGGGGAAACGGGTAATTTCAGACAGCTTTGTGAGTTCTTCGGAGAACAGGCTCCCATCGGCTATTCTCTTCCTAAGGTAACAAAACAACAGAAGAAAATTTATACAAAGCCCGATCCGGATATGCTTTATCCCATGACAGAGGAAATCGTAACCTATTTCGCTACCCGGCGGATCTCTGAAGAGACTCTTCTGGATTGGAAGATCGGCGCTGATAAAGATGGAAACATTTTATTCCCGTTCTATCGGGACGGCGAATTGGTCTATGTAAAGCATCGGAAGCCGAAACGTCATGAGAAGAAAGATGGGCCGAAAGAATGGCAGGAATCCAACACGGAACCAATTCTTTTCGGTATGGATATGACTGATTTCAACCGTCCTCTGGTAATTACCGAAGGCGAAATTGACGCTCTGGCTCTGTATGAAGCCGGTGTATCCAATGTGGTTTCCGTTCCTTGCGGTTGCAACAATATGGAATGGGTAAACCTTTGCTGGGAATATCTTGAAAAGTTTAATCAGATCATTCTCTTCGGAGATTCTGATGAACCTGGTCTGGAAATGGTGTCCACTCTGTCCAAGAGGTTGGGCGAAGATCGTTGCATGATCCCTGGCGAATATCCTGAATTCACCTGGAACGGAAAGGACTTTAACCGTATCTGCAAGGATGCTAATGAGATTCTTATGGCTTATGGTCCCGATTATCTGAAGAATTTGGTGGCTTCCTGCGAACCCGCTCCGATCAAGGGCGTGCTGGAACTGTCCAAGATTCCATTTGTTGATCCTACAACCGTTCCGAGACTGCTCACGAAGATTCCGGCGCTGGATAACATGATTGGTGGTTTCAGCGAAGGTAGTCTGTGCATTATCTCCGGTAAAAGAGGTGAGGGTAGACAGATTTGCTCTCGTAAAACATGGTGAACCTATAAACATAGGGTGTCAGACAAGCTAAGGTAGCCACAGGAAATGGTGGTTAATTGTCTGGCTAACAGGGAAGACTAAATAATACATTCAAAAAATGTGCGAAATAAAAATTAAATAAGGTGATGCTTATGCCAAAGTTTATCGATTTAACAGATGCAATTATTTATTCGGTACATGTTCTTGGCAGAGCAAAAGATCAATATACCTCAGGAGGACACTTGAAAGTTATGTGGAACTGTGAGTGTCTTGAATGTGGTAAACAGTTCGTAACAAACGGACAAAGCTTAAGAAAAGGACATACGACAAGCTGCGGATGCCTTGGGACGAAACACAGAACAGATGCTGCAAGGCGTCAGAAGCGTGAAGATTTAACAAATCAAATATTTAACTGGTTACAAGTAGATGGACCAGCGGAAGATCATGTAAAGCCAAACGGAAAACATGTTGTCATGTGGAATTGCACATGCCTGCGATGTGGTAATAAAACTACAGCCTCAGGCGAGTCACTTAAAAATGAAAATACTAAAAGCTGTGGTTGCTTTAAGAGAGAACATCTTAAGGAGAAAACATTTACAAGTCTCGTAGGAAGAACGTTCGGAGACTTATATGTTGAAAGCAGAGCAGAGGATCGTTATCTTCCGAACGGAAAACCTGTTGTAATGTACAACTGTATATGTTCCTGCGGTCAGAGAATAATAGTTTCAGGGAACAACTTACGATCTGGAAACACAAAGAGCTGCGGGCATATCGGTGCATCATACGGAGAATCTGTTGTGTTAAAACTGCTCAAAAAAGAAAATATCAAATACAACCACGACTCTGGTTTTAGCGACTTGAAAACAACTCATGGTGGATATCCACGGTTTGACTTCAAAGTGTACGATTCCAACAACGTTCTTGTAGGCGTAATAGAAATACAAGGACTTCAACACTACAAAGAAAGAAAGAACTCTGATTTCGGACAGTTTCAAAGAGAAGAGACAGATCAACTTAAAAGAGAGTATTGCTTCGCACACAATATTCCTTTGTATGAAATAAGATACGATGAAGATTTTGAAAATCGTGCTTATGAAATCCTAAAAGAAATGAATGTATTACATGTTAATCCTGTGCCAAGCGAACTGAATAAGTTCGAAGGTCAAACGACTATCCCGTAAGGGAGTAGCTTGTCGGTGAAACTCCGACTTGCGAAGTGCCATGCCTGGGACTGAACATCCCAGTGAAGATATAGTCTGATCTTTACGGAAACGTAAAGTTAACATTATGAAATCAACCCTGACCGGACCTCTGTGCCTCAATGCCATCTCTCAGGGAGAATCCGTCTGTGTTTATAGTGGTGAGCTGTCTTCCTATAAGTTCCTTGAGTGGATTATGCTTCAGGCTACTGAGCGGAAGTATATTGAGTATAAGACCGATGCAAGATCCGGAAAGAACATCTGCTGTGTCAGTGCAGAAATTCAGAAGCGGATCAAACAGTGGCTGGACGGGAAGTTCTTCCTGTATGACAACTCCGTTATCACGGATGAGAAGCAGACTGACTCTATTCTGAAGGTATTCGAAGCTTGTGCTCGTCGCTACGGGACAAAGACTTTCGTTTGCGACAATATCATGAGTGCTCTGGTTTCTGCAGACGAGGAGAACAAGGCTCAGGCCAAGTTTACTGCTCAACTGAAAGCCTTTGCCAATAAGTATAAGGCGCATGTGATCTGTATTGCTCATCCTCGGAAAACGCCTGCCGGAGCAACGTTTACTTCTGATGATGTCAGCGGAAGTAGTGCTATCACGAACCTTGCGGATGTGGTTCTCAATGTGGAGAAGTCTCCAAAGGGTATCCGTGTTACCAAGAATCGTGATTTTGGCGTTACGGGTTTCATCAACACTTGCTATGATCCCACAAACCGTCGTCTGTTCCAGATGAGCACCGGAGATAGGACTGTTTATGGCTGGGATCATACTGGAATTGAAGTTCCGGAAAATGCAGCAGCAACGCTTGAAGAGTTTGCCATTGACGATGGAACTCAGACTCAACCGATCTAAGGGAGGAAAAATGAATATTTACGATTTCTCTGTCAGAGAAGTAACAGAGATAACTTTCAGGGTCAGGGCGGATTCGCCCGAAGAAGGTATGGAACGCTTTTCAAAGTGGGTGGAAGAGAATCAGGATTCGGTCTACGAAGAACTGGTGATGACTTCCTCCGGCTGGGAACTCAAATACAAAGGATTAAGCAAAGATCAGAGCGCTGATTCAGATATATGAATTATGATCCGTTTGAACAGTCTGCAACAGGAGAAGAGATAAAGGATTGGATTTGGTACCATTCCCATCACAAAACACGGCATACGAAGCTAGCAAGAACAATGAACAAGTTCTTCAACCTTGACAACGATAAGATTTATATTCTGCGTTTATGTGACGGGGCTCCTGTTGCGACTGAAGTTTTCGAAAGAAGGAAAGCGTATGACATACCTTGCAACGATTAATTTCACGAACAGCAAATCAAGCCGGACATTTCAGACCTGCGCTGAAGCAATGAGATGGCTGGATGCACAGAATAATAATCATGAATGTACAACGTACATCGAAGAATATGATGAAAACTGGCAAAAGAAAGACGGCTTTATCTACACAGAGGCTGTTCATTAAGCAAAAGAAATAGCTTAATAAAACGCCGAGCGGATTGAAACAATGGGCTCGGTTGAAAAGGAGGCTGAACCCATTGGGATTACTGGGTGATAATCACGTATATTCTTATTCTCAGTTAAGTTCGTTTGATGAATGTAAGTATGGATTTTATCTTCAGAAGATAGAAGGAATTGAGGAACAGGCGAATAACGCCTTTGCTGAAAGAGGCTCTTTGATTCACGATCTTCTGGATCTATGGGCCAAGAAGAAGCTTACCAAAGACGAGATGCTCTTTGAGTATGAACGTCGCTATCCGGAGGAAGTGGTAACGGCGTGGCCAAGGATGCTTGCGTCAAAGGGATATGCAAAGAAGGCTTATGAGTCTGGCGTAGAATTCCTGACTAACTTTGATGAGTTTGAAGGTTATGAAGTCCTGTCCGCTGAAGAGAAATTCAAGATAGATCTTCCTTATAAAGATGAAACGAGACCTTTTGTGGGAATCGTCGATATGATTCTCCGGGAGAAATCTTCCGGAGATCTTATTATTTGTGACCATAAATCCAAATCCATGCAGTCATTCAAAAAGGATGAAGATAAGATGTACCGTCAGCAATTGCTGTATGCGGCTTATGTAAAGCTGAAATACGGGGAATACCCGGCGAGTCTTATGTTTCATCTATTCAATGAGGCGGGCGTGAAACCTCAGCGTCTTTTCTCTCTGGATGCCTATAACGATGCTTTATCCTGGGCCGGAAAACAGATCGAAGGAATGGAAGAAAGCACCGTGCTTGACTGGCTTGTCTGCAAGGAGAAGCCGGACTTTTACTGCACTGAGCTGTGCTCTGCAAGGAAGGTGTGTCCTAACGGTATGGCAAAGCTTGGCTCAAAAAAGAAGAAAGACGATGAATATGAAGGATATAAGGAGGAATGATCTTGAAAAGAAACTCTTTTATCTGGAAAGACTATGACGAAATAGTTGAGAATGCTATATCAGCCGCAGAGGAAGGCAATTTACCAGCCAGTCTTCAGATAGACGAATCTATTGAGTATACGATTGAAGATATCAGAGAGCTGTTATACAGATTCCATAAGGACACGGGGCTGGATATGGCAGCCGTAAACTTTCTGTGCGATCAGTGCGGAAGGATGCATCTGATATTGGAGATAGACTATTGTGAGGAAGAAGACACATTAATTCAGTAAAAGAAAGGAATAGTGCAAATGAAACAAGGAAGAACGCTTGAAGAACTTGCAAAAGAACTCTATCGCAGAAATCAGGTAAAACGGGATTATCTTGTAGACACAAGGAACATGATCATGGATGCGGATGGCGCAAATACCATGCTCAGTATCCGTAATGACGCTACTGGAGAGACCATCATTCTCAATGTGAATGAAATTGCTCATAATCAGATCGGAACAAATCTGGGTATTCCTGCAAAGTATTATGACAAGATGCGCTACGACAATCCGGAATTGCTGGCGATGAATGTCAACAGTTGGTTCAATAAGTCTCCGAAAACAAGGATGATCCGTACACTGGATGGAACAGCAAGAGCGTTCCTGTCTGAGAAGTACCGCCGGATCGATAACTTTGAAATTGCTCAGACGGTTCTGCCTATCATTGCGGATATGCCAGAAGCATCTATTGAATCCTGTGAAGTAACAGATGAACGGATGTATCTAAAAGTTGTAAATCCCCGGCTGACTACAGAAGTTGTGCCTGGGGATATTGTTCAGTCCGGTATTCTGATCACAAACTCTGAGGTGGGGTTGGGCTCTGTGACAATCCAGCCTCTTGTGTATCGTCTCGTCTGTTCAAATGGAATGGTGGTTAATGATGCAAAGACTCGTAAGTATCATGTCGGTCGCGGTAATGAGGCTGCTGAGGATTATACAATCTACAGCAATGAAACGCTTCTTGCGGATGATATGGCACTGCAACTGAAGATTCAGGATACGGTTCGTTCCGTAGTGGATCAGGCAAGGTTTGAGAAAGTGGTGGATCTTATGCGCCAAGCCAAGGGTGCCAAGATCACGACCGCTAATATTCCTGCTATGGTCGAGCTTGCCGGATCTGACTTCGGTTATACCAAGAAGGAAGGCGAAGGCATTCTGGATTATCTGATTCGTGGTGGGGATCTGTCTCTGTATGGCTTTGCCAATGCTACGACTCGTTATGCGCAGGATGTTGGGTCGTATGACCGATCTACGGCTCTGGAATCCGTCGGATATTCCATTATGGGCATGTCTCCGGCACAGTGGAACAAACTGAATGCGACTGAGAGGGTTGCTGCATGACAAAGGATTTCGAATTCTTTTGGGATGATCTTACGGAAGAATGTCAGGCAAGACTATTTGAGTTTCTTGGCGGTAATAATGGAAATTATGATGTAATTCCTTTCGCCCGTCTTGAAATTGAAATCGAGGAAGACGAATGAGGAGAGACATTACCTGCAATAAAGCTGTCGGCTCCGTAAACCACGAGTGGAAACAGATGGCGAAGCTTGCCTTGCGAATCCGGACAACCGGCTTTGCAAACCCAACATGGATTGAAGAACAGAAAAAGAAATTCACTGGTATTTTCAAGCGTCTACTTACAGACCCTATCGAAGAAGTTCAAAAAGAAACAAGATAATAATCAGGGAACGCAGCAATGTTGGTAAGACGGGAGCTGCATTTGCATACTGGAGTGGTTTCCGTATGCATTATTTGCATTTAAAAGGAGTTGTTCTTATGAAAGGTTTTACTCTGTCAGCCCCGTGGTATGAGTATGCAAACAAACTGAAGGTTCTTTTCGAAAACGATGAAGATATCGTCGTCGATATACAGGACGATGCGGTAAGAATTCGTGTTGCCAATACGGATAAGCATGAAGCATTAACGCATCTTCTTCCCGAAGCAAAGAAGTTTGGCAATGTTACTTATAAGATTATCATTATTCCGGCGAACAAAGATGAATTAACCACCAAAGACTATCTTCGTAATCTTTTCAAGGGTAATGAGGCCGTTCATCGGATTGAGGATGTCATTATGGGCTCAAATCCGATGACCTTTATCGAATTTGAAAAGGAAGTCGTTCAGTATTACAACGATAACCTCAGCGATCTTCACGGAAACTGCACAACTGTTCTTGAACAGGTGGCAAGAGAAGTATTCGACAACCAGGACGGTGTTTACTTCTGCACCGACAATGGAATGGAAGAAGAATAAATGGAGGTTTTGTTATGCCAAACTGGGCTACAACAACGATTACGTTTGAAGGAAAACCTCATGAAATATGCGATGTGCATGGTTTTTTGTGCGGAAGAAACGGTGCAATTGATTTTAACAATTTCATACCAGAACCAAAAGATATAATGGAAAGACCAGACATAAAAGACGCAAATGGCTTTCTTGTTCCGGCATGGTATAACTGGCGTTGCGAAAACTGGGGAACAAAATGGAATGCTGGTTCTCACTGGAAGAACGATAACACACTAATTGTAAGAACCGCCTGGGCACCACCTGCGCCAATTCTTGGGAAAATTGAAGAATCTTTTCCTGATATGACCATCGATATGGAAATGTACATAGAGTACGATGATTGTAGCTATGCTTGTCATTACGAAAATGGAAAAGAAACGTTTACTCAACAGTTTTATGATAGCGACGATATAAATGTAACTGAAAACTACATAATAAACAGAAACCCAATTAAGAAAATAGATATAACAGAAATAAATGAACCTTTAGTGTATAAAATTGATGAAACTACTCCTGATAATTATGTATATGTATTTGATTTATCTGAAAAAATGGACGATGCGTTAACAAAAGATATTTATGAGCATTATTATTGGGATCAATATGTTAGTTGTTCTTATCTTGGAACTTTCCTCATCAAAGGAAAATATAAGCAATGTGTTGCAGTAAAAATTTCAGAAGATGCGTTGAAATTTCAAGATGAACATAGATGGTTATGTTCAAGTGGTGCGAAAGTTAGAAAAGGCGCTCTTCCACGCTGGAATAGTTTAGAAGGACTTATGTCTGGATCTTTTGTTGTCTATAACGGATTGGTTATGCAAACATACGATGAACGTATAGGCAAAACATTATCAAAAGAAGAAATTGAAAAAATAAATGATCCATTCGTCAAAGGCGAAAAAGAGTTAAGAAAGAGTCAAAAACAACAAAATACACAAGCCACTCCAGAAGAAATACGACTATGGAATTACTATAACGGTGATTTATCGTACGAAACCGGAGGAACGCCAACGGGGAAGAAGGAGTGATATGATTTGATTGAGTTCGAACCATATCACGTTCATACATCGTATAGTAATTGTTTAACCCAGCCGGACAGTACCATGTCCATAGAAGACTATGCAAAGGTGTATAAAGAGCGTGGTCATCATGTTCTCTGTATGTCTGAGCATGGCAACAGGTCCAATGTCTGGCAACAGTTTGAATTAGCTCAAAAGTATTCGGATGAAAACTTTAAGATGACGCCGCTGGCTGCAGCAGAAACTTACTTCGTTCCGGATAGAACCGTAAAGGATCATCGTGGCTACCATCTGATCTTGGTGGCTAAAAATATGGAAGGTTTCTATCAGCTGAACGAGATCCTGTCAGAAGCAAATCTGACAGGATTTTACTATCATGCACGGGTTGACTACGATCTTCTGAGACGACTTGATTCCAATAACTTTTTGTGTACTTCTGCCTGTGTTGCAGGACCAAATGAAGAAGATATGATGGTTCAGTTAGCCAACATATTTGGTCGCAATTTCTACTTGGAAGTTCAGCATCATTCTCAGCAGATTCAATTGGACAGAAACAAGTGGATGATAGAGCTTCATAATAAATATAAGTGGCCTCTGATCTATGGAACAGACAGTCATTATGTTTACAAGGAAGAAAAAGAACTGCGCAGAGAGCTTCTGCTGGCGTCGAAGATCACCTATGGAAATGAAGATGACTTCGTTTTGTATCTTCCGTCGGCTGAAGAGGCTTATCAGATGCTAAAGGATCAGAATGTATTAAACAGAGCCCAGATTGAAGAGGCTATGGAGAATACATTGGTTCTCAGAGAGTTCGAAGGCGTACATTTTACAAATGAAAAGAAAATACCAAATCCATATCCGGATATGGATTTAGATAAAAGAAATTTCCTATATAAGAAAACAGTATGCAATGAGTATATCCGCAAAGCCGGAATGCCGACAAAGGAAGAGGCTGCGGAAATTCATGCTGAAATGGACACAATGACCAGCACAGGAACCGCCGATTATCCTTTGATCATGAAGAGGATCATCGACAGGGGAATTGAGCTTGGCGGAGTTCTGACAAAAACAGGAAGAGGTTCCGGCGCATCGTTTGTATCAAATTATGCAATGGGTTTCTCTTCGATTAACAGACTCCACTGTCCTGTAAAAATGTATCCGGAAAGATTTATCTCAGCGGATAGGTTGGCAAACGGTCTTCCTGACCTCGATTGTAACATGGCAAACGTTGAAGCCTTCGAAACGGCGGGGAAGGAAATCCTCGGTGAATACGGATGTCTTCCGATGATTGCCTATGGAACAGCTAAGACTCTGTCTGCATTCAAGCTTCTTGCGCGAGCAAGAGATCTTGATTTCGAAACTGCAAATGCTATTGCAAAACAGATTCAGAACTATGAACTGGACGCAAAACACGCAAGAGAGAACAACGCTGATGATCCGGATTATGATGTGGATGATGATGTTCAGATCGAGTCTTATATTGAAGAAAAATATCTTGATCTGATTGAAGAGTCTAAAAAGTATAAAGGCATTATTACTTCATTAAGTCCGCATCCGTGTGCTCATCTTTTGTCAGATAAGGATCTCCGCAGAGAGATAGGCATTGTAAGAGTCAAGTCCAAGAGTGGATCTAAGGACGCAGTTTACGCTGCGTACATCGACGGAAAAACAGCTGACTCTTATAACTATCTGAAGGCGGACTTCCTTCGTGTTGACGTTGTAAAGATCATAGCCGAAACATTCAAGCTTGCAGGTATTCCTATCATGTCAGTTGACGAACTTCTTGAAGCCGTAAAGGACGACAAGGAAATTTGGAATCTGTACGCAAGAAGAATCGTTATGGGTCTGAACCAGGTTGAAAGAGATAAATCTGCTGAAAGATGCAGCATCTATAGACCTCAGAGTGCTGCACAGCTCAGTGCTTTCATTGCCGCCATCCGTCCAGGCTTTAAGTCGATGCTGAATACGTTTATTAATCGGCAGAGATTTGAGTATGGAATTCCTTCTCTGGACAAACTTCTGAAGACGGAAGAGATTCCGGACAGCTTTCTTATGTTCGATGAACAGATTCTTCAGATCCTGAAAGCAGCAGGAATTCCAGGGCCGGAAGCGTATGCAACCACAAAGGCTATAAAGAAGAAAAAGACTGAAAAGGTTTTAGCTGAAAAGGAAAAGTTCAAGATTGGATTTACAAAGGTTCTGCAGGAAACAGAAGGGGCCTCTGAAAAGAAAGCTCATGAAGTTGTGGAACAGATATGGACAATTATAGAGAATGCTGCAAATTACATGTTTCAATTAGGAACCTTCACGGAGCAATCCGTGTCGAAGAACACAGTGAACCAGCAAATGCTGGGTGTCGCATAAAGCGGCTAACGGTATAAATCTAAATAATTCATTATAAACAATTTAAAATATGAGCGACTGGAGAAGAAAAGATTTATCGGGTCAAATAATAAATAATATTAAATTCAATTATCGTCTTGAAGACTATGTTACAAAAAAAGGTGTGAAAAGGGCAAGATATAATTGTACATGTATGAATTGCGGATATGTTTTTGATGCTTGTGCTGTGGACGTTCAATGTCACCCTGCTAAAATATGTGGAAAATGTCAAAAAAAGAGAAATAAAGCAATTGAATTAATGAAAAAATATGGCTTTATAACACCAATAGAACTTATTGATAATAAAAAATGTAAATGCATATGTGATTGTGGAAATGAATTTATCACATATAAAAACAATATTCTTACAGGTAAAACTAAATCATGCGGATGTATGAGATATAAGCTTAAAGATCACAAGAAAGATATTACAGGGATAAAAGTACATAAATTAACCGCAATCAAATATTTACGTTCAGACATAAAAGGTAATGCTATATGGCTATTAGAATGTGAATGCGGAAATACAATAGAGGACACTGTAAGCCACTTTTTATCCGGATCAAGAGTTTCTTGTGGTTGTTCAAATTGTAAAATATCTTCTGGCGAATTAAAAATATTAAAATGTTTAGAAAAAAATAATGTCAAATTTATTCATGAGTACAAATTCGAAGATCTAAGATACAAAAATCCGTTAAGATTTGATTTTGCTTTACTCGATGACGAAAAGTCTCTGTTGTGTTTAATTGAATATCAAGGCGAACAACATTACATAAATATCGACTGGGGAAAACAGCAAAGAGAAATAACAGATAAAATGAAGCAATCATACTGTATCAAAAACAAAATAAAACTATATGAAATCAAATATACAGAAAACATAGAAAATAAAATACAAGAGATACTTAATGAATTACATGACAATACCGTGCTAAATACACAGGAAACTGCTTAAATGTGTAACGATCATCCCGCAAGGGAGTAGGTTTACGGTGAAATTCCGTATTCCGAAGCGCTGTGCCCCTGGAAACAGGGTGATGATATGATCTACTCCGCTAATAAATATCGGGAAACCGACGGTACAAAGGTGTGCTGCACACGCATTCTCAATGGCCTGCGATTCTCTCTATGTCGCGTGGCTGAAAGTCCATTATCCATACGAACTTTACGTAACAATGCTGAAACTGTATGACGAAAAGAAGAATACCGACAAGATCTCTGCCATTATTGCCGAAATGAAACGATATAAGAACATTTCGCTGACTGCCGGAAGGTTTGGTCAGGATAACAGAGACTGGGTAGTGGATAAGGAACATGGAACAATCTCTCAGTCGCTATCTTCTATTCGTTATATGAGCAAAGCCGCCGCAAGAGATCTTCAGCGGTTGGGTCTTGCTTCATATGAAACTTTCACGGACGTTTTGAGAACATTACAAATGGATTCATGTCTTGATACTCGTCAGATTAAGATACTGATAGAGTTAAATTACTTTGAACAGTATGGTAAGTCGGGTAAGCTGATGAAGGTGTTCGATGAATTCTTTGAAGGTAAAAACAAGCTTACCAAGACAATCAAATCATACGAATCCAGAATGGAACTCTGCCGTGAATTTGAAAAGTCTCTGCCAGATGAAGAATTGGATATAGGGCAGAGACTGGCGTCTGAACTGGCAAACGTAGGTTTATGTCTGTCGTTTGACAAAACACAGCCGGACAATCTATACTTTGTTAGAGCAATAGACGCAAAATATGGCGTAAAAGCCACATTGTATTCAGTCCAACGAGGATCTTCTGGCATTATAAGATTCAAGAAGGACGACTTCGAAAAACATTCCTTCAATGAAGGAGACTGCATTAGCCTGCTGCAGTATAATAGGAGCCCGCGTTATACATATAAAGGCGGAGCGAAGGCTGTAGTGCCCGGTGAATATGATATCTGGGCGAAGAGTTACAAAGTAATTGCTCCCAAAGGAAATTAAAGGAGTGCAAAAGAAATGAAGTATTATGGGATCGACAGTGTATTCGGCAATGGACAGAATTATTATGACGAAAATGGAAATTTAATCGGCTATTCAATAGACAGTGTTTTTGGTAACGGACAAAACTTTTACAAAGCGGATGGTTCTCATGCAGGATATTCAATTGATTCTGTAATAGGGAATGGACAAAACTTATATAGCGACGCAAAAGGAAAAGTAGGATACACAATCGATAGCATATTTGAGAACGGACAGAATCTCTATGATACAGATGGAGATTTAGTCGGCGGTTCCGTGGACAGTATCTTTGGAAACGGAAGCGTTGGCACGTTCGATGACGATATGTTTTAAATAACCTTATGGGAGCAACTCAAGCGGGTGGCCGTAAAGCCACCCGCTATTCAGGTTAAAAGGAGTTGATTTCCCATGGGCTATACAATACCTCTTCGGTTTATTCGAATTTCCAATAAGCGCAGTGATAATCGTCAGTTTGATGTTGCAGTGTGTGCTACCCGCATTGTTGCGATCATGTCTACAGAAATATATCAGGCAAGAAAAATAATATCCGATGAAAGAAAGAACGGTACATTACTGAATGGATGCGGACTGACGAAAGCAAAGTCTGCAATTTTCTTTGACAATGGAGCAATTGCCTCTTCTCCTCTCTCTGTAAAAAGATTGCTTGCTTTAATAGATAAGTCCAACGAGAAAGCCGGAACAAGACTGGATAAACGTATGAGAGTGTTTGACGTTTATGATAGCGAGCCGAGCGAAGATGACGAAGAAACGGATGACTTAGGAACAAGCTTCGATGATGACAACTTCGATGATGATGATTTCGACGATTAATTCGGTACCGAACTTTGAAGACTTCCGAAAGTTACCGTAAAGGAGAAATGGTGCTGAACGTGAAAGTTCAGTTAAATGGCTGTAACAGTAGGGAGAACCGCGGCTCGCTACGAAGACAGCATCAGCCAGAGATAAGTATCTTTTGATAAGGAGCGATGCTATGATTGTACACAACTACGGCAGTGAAGACCAAAACGACCTGATGGAACTCATCGACAATGAAAAGGGAGAAGAGAAAATTATGGAAAACAACAAGATTCAAGAACTCATGAACGAAGTTGAAATCTATAAGCAAGCTATTCAGGACGCGAAGGATGCGTTAGCCTCTGCCGAGATGGAGCTGGATGAAACCCTGGATATGGAGTTCAACCAGTAATTGACCGAGAGGGCAGGAGTAAAATCCTGCCCTCTTTTTTTTATAAGGATGATTAGATGGATAGAAGTATTGTAAACGCACAAGCGTTTTATCTTGTTGACAAGGACTCAGGAGCTGTTCTTTGCTCTTACGATGTTGGAAGTGCAGATGTAACAATTGAAACAAATCACAAATCGGAAATCGGATGGGAAATACACGTAACAGGTTCTGGACGTTTAAACGCATATAAAGGTTCGCCGGTTTCCGTAATTGATATAGTTGAAGAAGATATACAACGGCTATTACTGGAGTGAGACAATGAACGAGAAACCAATTTGGGACTATCTGTCCGCAAAGATAAGAAACCCCTACGGAGTTGCCGGACTCATGGGAAATCTTTATGCTGAAAGTTCTTTGAATCCAGTTAATGGAAACAACGTAAAGAAGAAAACCGGATTAACAAATGAAGAATATACAGCTGTGGCAGATGCGAACAGAAATGATAATTTTGCAACAGACGGAATCGCATACGGCTTATGCCAGTGGTGTTACCACACAAGGAAGCTTGCCTTATTAAAGATGGCAAGAGAACAGGGTAAATCAGTAGGGGATCTGACTCTTCAGCTTGATTACCTCTGGTATGAATTGAATCAGTATAAAACAGTGTTAAGTACACTTTACTCTGCAAAGAGCGTAAAAGAAGCATCAGATATTGTAATGCTTAAATATGAAAGACCTGCAAATACGAGCGATGCGGCGAAGGATAAAAGATGTCAGTACGGCATGAAGTACTTTCAGATGTTCAGCGAAAACATTACCGCAAGGCTCAGTAAAAAATCTGCAAAAGAACTGCTTGTGAAACTGGATAACGCATTGAAAAGGAAGTGATTATTTGAGAAAGCTCGCAAGCATTCAGAAAGTATGGAAGATTGAACCAATCGAAAACGCAGACAGACTGGAACTAATTCGAGTTGAAGGATGGCAATGTGTGGCAAACAAAGGTCAATTTAGAGAGGGAGATTTATGCGTCTATTTCGAAATAGATTCATTTCTTCCGGTTCGACCTGAATTTGAATTTCTTCGAGGTTCAAGCTACAAAAAGACAGATCTTATGGGTGAAGGATTTCTTATAAAAACTAGAAAGATTCGTGGACAATTAAGCCAAGGGCTTGCTATGCCGCTTGATATTTTGAGTGGTTACGGAAAACTTTTATATGCAGATGATGGTACCATTGTTGGAGTTGATGTAAATGATGTACATATACAAGATAACAAATCTTAAGAATAATAAGATATATATCGGGAAAACTATAAATATTAAAAAAAGATGGGAAAGACATCAGTATTTAGCATCAACTGGAACAAAACGACATCTATATAATGCAATGAGATATTATGGAGTTGAAAATTTTACAATAGACGTTGTAGAAACGTGTTTGGATGAAATGGCTGATGATAGAGAACGTTTTTGGATAGAAAAAACTAAATCTTACAAAAAAGAAATAGGATATAACAAATCTCGTGGCGGCGAAGGTGGAAACACTTGGGAATTGAACGATCACAAAGAACAAACAAGCAAAAAAATATCCTCTTCAAATAAAGGGAAAACGGTCTCACAAGAAACACGAGATAAAATATCAAACAGCAGCAAAGGAAAAAAGCTAACAGAAAAACAAAAATACAAGATTTCAAACACTTTGAAATCAAAATATAAATCAGGAGAACTTGTCGCTAAACCAATACCAAGAGAGCATAGAAGATATAGATATCATTCAGATGAAGCAAAAAAGAAAATGTCGCAAGCGAAAAAAGGCAAAACTTATGATGAAATATATAAAGAAAACGCCGAAAAAATGAGAAATATGCAGAGACAACGTTTTTCTGGTAAAAACAATCCAAACTATAAAGAAATTAATCCAGAAGAAATATATAACATGATTAACAATGGATGTTCAAACAAAGAGACAGCTGAAGAACTTAATATATCCATACCAACTATGATTAATTATCTTCATAAACATTACAACGTAACACCAACAGAAATAAGGAAGAAAAACGGATTTACGGATAAAAATTGGATTTTCAGTAAGGAAAGAAGGTGATATGTTTGTTTGTGTATTTTAAATTAGGACAGGATGTAACAGATATTCTCGGTGTGAAGAAGTGGGAGATTGAAGAACGTGCCACCACGGGTGGAACAGTCATCGGTTCTCTTCCTTATGACGTTCCGCACAGTGACGAGATCAGAATCCAGAATTTCGCTGAATTCGCTGAAGCTTTCAAGGATCTGGAGTACTATATCTCCACCAAGATGGATGGATCTTCTCACTCTCTTTCCATTGACGAAAACGGGTTCCACGTCTGCGGACATAACTATGAGTACAAAGACGATGGATCAAGCTCGTTCTATGAGTTTATCAAACAAAAGAACTATGAATATAACATGCGTCATGCAATGGGCAGGCTTGGCATTGATAAACTGACCGTGCAAGGCGAGTTCTGCGCTCCCGGCATTCAGAAGAATCCGTTAAGGCTTGCGAAGCCGGAGTGGTATGTATTCACCATCCGTGAGAACGGGAAACGCGTTGGTTTGAAGCGAATGCAGGAGCTTTGTTCGTTCATGGATATGCCAACCGTGCCTATTGAAGAAGTCGGAACCGATCTTCCGTCCAAATATCCGACTATTGAAGCTATGCTTGAAAGAGCAGACGGAAACTATTCAACCGGCGGACGCAAGGAAGGGATTGTGGTTCGGCCAACAGAACCAATTAATAATGAAATTATCGGCGGACCACTCTCAATGAAGGTAGTAAGTAATAAGTATCTTCTTAAAAATGAATAAACGGAGTGGTTAAATTGGACTATGCAAAACTGGAATTGGATGCGTCACAAAAAGGATGGCGCTGTTCTTACTGCAGTCTCTTTATAGACTGCACCGGAAGGCCTATATTTGGGGATGAACTGTGGACGATTCAAACAACGTCCATTCATTGGATTGAGAATCGTCCTTCTTTTAATTATTGCCCCTGTTGCGGTATGCCCTTTGAGAAGGTGGTTTTCCATGGTGAAGAAGTCTGAGAAAATCATCTTTCCGGAAAAGTACAAAGTACTTGGTGCTGACCTGAGTCTGAAAAGACCAGGTTTTTGTTTACTCTCTGTTGATAAGACGGGTGGACAAGTCAAACTAGATGTAAAAAAACTAGTCTCTATCGACAATAAAACCAACACGAAGAAAACGCATGGACAACTTTTGGATGACATTGTTACAGGCTTTAATATGGCGTTTTTCCCATTGGATTCAAATACGTTCGCTGTAAGAGAAACGGAAATAATGCATGTGAAAAGTACCTCCGAAAGAAGTTTGTCCAAGGTTGTTGGTTTAATGGATCTGATGCTGTGGAAAATGTCTGAAAAGGAATGGAACAGCATCTATCCTGTTACTGTAAAAAAACTTGTTGCCGGATCTGGTAAAGCAGAGAAAGAAGAAGTTGCAACCGGATTGGAAAAGTATATCGGAAAACAAAACTATAAATGTGACGATGAATCTGATGCGGCTGCCGTTGCTATCGCTTGGCTGATTCAGCAAGGCGAAATAAGACAAATCGAGGAGTCGCCATGAAAACAACATTCATTTATAGGATTGATCTTGGGAAAAACAACAGGATCTTGAGAACCGAGTATTGTTATGCGCGGAATAAGAAGACCGCTGAAGCTTACTACAAGGACAAGTATCACTCTGAAAAGTACGATTACTTTGATGCCATAGCCTTTGGCACTGCGGATATCAGAAGACACCCTGGCCCTATTGAAGAGCTTCCGCAGGATGAAGTGGACTACATCAGAAAGCACGACATCGGAAACGGCGGGCCGTATCCGTACAGAAACACTCTTCCAAAAGGTGAGTTCGTCTCCGTTGAAAAGGCGGGAGAACTCTTATGAAAGTGATCTTTTTTCAAGTAGATAACGTTCTTAACTTTGAAGGCTCTGACGCTTTGGCACCATCCGGCAGGATGGGAATCTCTGAAGCAAGGGTAAAGGAGTTCAGAGGAATCGTCAATGAGTCCGGTTCCAGAATTGTTCTGATTGGAGACTGGCGTAAGGATTGGAACTTTGACGATTCAAAGTGCACGGCTGACGGTAAGTATCTGATCAGAAAGCTTGATCGAAAAGGTCTACATATTCTGGATAAGATTCGGGACGATCTGCCAGACGAAGAAGGCTGTAACGACTGGATCAAAAGGCATCCAAATGTGACGGAATCCTGTATTCTTACAGACATAAACAATGTGAAATGGGTGGAATGGTAAATTGGAAGAATTAGAGATCTATAAGCGGAACCAGATGCGTTTGATTTCCTCTCTCATTAAGCTTAATCGAAAGATGAAACGTATTGAGCTTAAGGCAATCTTGTATTCAAAATTCCTCACATCAGAACAACAAAGGGTTGTTGACGATTACATCGCCGAACTGGCAAAAGAAGGTGATGAATAACGACTCCTCATGAATTGATCGTAATGCTGTCAAGCTATCAAGGCCCATGTATGCGCTTCTGTGCCTATTGCCCGGAGGATCACAACACGGCTGAAGTAAAAGAGTGTATTGAAGGAATGTATAAGGAAATCTATCAGTTGCAAGCTGATAAAGACTTGCTTCTGGATGATCTTGTTAAAATTCGTAAAGCATATAAGGATGTGACTGGACATGAATATCAAGACACTTAAGACGGATGGTTTTGCTCCTGCAATCTTTGCCATGAGGGCCCCAATGCAGTCATGGTCAAAGAGCGATAGTACTTGGGACTTGGTTCAGAAGGGAAGTCCCGAAAACGGCGACTATTCAATTGAAGAAACATTTACCCTTGGAGACAAGGACAGGGATCTGTCTCTCCGTCTTCAGAAGGCTGGCCCTGAACATTGCAAACACCTGCGTATGATTCAGGTTTGGGCGGAAATCGAAGCCCCTCGGGAATGGTGGATTCAGTTCGATACTTACCGTTATGGCGTTGAAAAGGTAAGTACGAGCACCATGCATACACTGATGCGGCGTCCTCTGGATGTTACTGACTTTGAGCATGACTGTATGAATGACGAGTATCTTCATTATATGTTAGATAGTATCAATACCAGCATGGAAGCATGGAGATGTGAAAAAGACGAAGAGTATAAGAAGCAGATTTGGAGAAGCGTCATTGAAGCTCTTCCGCAGTCTTATATTCAGAAGCGTTATGTCATGATCTCCTATGCAGCTTTGAGGAGCATTATTCATCAGAGAGAAGGTCATAAGCTCCATGAGTGGGCCCAGTTCATCGACTGGTGCCGCTCTTTACCGTATCCGGAACTTTTGTTTGAGTGAGGTAGAGATGAAGTGTCCATATTGCGGGAAAGAAGAAATGTATAAAACTCTTGAGAGCAGACCTCAGTCTTACGGGGTAAAACGTCGCAAAAGATGTATTGCCTGTGGAAGAAACTTTGCAACAGTAGAGTTTGCAGAGTATTCAAAAGAAGCAGTGGAAGCTTTGGCAAGAACAAGAAAGAATATAGAAGCGAGATACGAAGGAGATTAATAAAAGAAATGAGAAAGTATGACATAGCTTATGTGCCTAACGGCCCTGTAAATTATTATCCGTCAGTTCCTTTACAGGATATGTCACTTGAAGAAATTAAAAAGAAATATATCAAATGCTGTGCCAAGGCAAACGGAGATATTTCCGTTTGTTCAAGATGCAAGACTCCTTGTCCGGAAGGTAAAAGAGCAATACAGCTTCTTGCAACTACGATTTATGACGATCCGCCCATCCCTCTTTACGGCGGGAAAACGCTTATTGAAAGAGCGAAGGAAGAAAACATGAGAAGGCGTGAAGCGGAGCGTCTTAAAGAAGAAGCCGAAAAGAAAGAGGTTGTTAGTAAGAAAGGTAAGGATGGCAGACTTTACGTTGAAGACTGGTACGAGAAAGCCGTTGCTTCCGGAGATCCGGTCGCTTGGGTAATGGAGACCTTTAAGTTCAGTAAGACCAAAGCCAAGCAAAAGATTTATGCGTGGCGGCAACGGCATCCCGAAACAACAAAGCCTGTTGAAGCTAACTCCAATCAGACTGAAGCAAACTCCAATGAAGTAAAGCCTGTTGAAGAAAAGCCTACCGAAGTAAAGCCCGTTGAGGTAAAAGAAGAGGGTATTAAAGAGAGCAGTATTGAAGCCAAATTGGAGTCGCTTATGCGCCTGCAGGAAGAACAGAAGAAGATTATGGAAGAGCATATGCGACTTTACGAAAAGGCGAAGGTTAGGTATGGCGAGCTGAAAAGTAAAATAGATATTCTTTGCAGTGCCATCGATATCATTAACTGCTAAGCGGGACGGGGCGGCCTCAAAGCCGCCCCCGGCCCGCTTTTGGGAAGGGAAAAATATGTGGATTTATTTTGTCGACCAGTCGGACATAAAAAGGTATATCAACGTTGAAAACCTTGCGTCCTTTTCTGTTATGGATGACAAGGCTGTCGTAAAACTTCTCAGCGGTGAAAGCTATTACATCGACAAAGAACTTGTAAAACCCTTTCTCGATATGCTGAGAATGTTGAATGTTCAAATAAGAGGAGTTGAGGTGAAACAATGATATTTCTGTCAAAAGAAGAAAGAACCCGTGACTTTCTGGACTTATGCACCAGAAATAAGTTTGAGCTGAAGGATGACTTTTATAGTTGGTTGGATAACAGTGGCTTCTTTACGGCTCCTGCTTCTACAAAGTATCACGGAGCGTATGAAGGGGGTCTCTACGATCACAGCCGTGCCGTTTATTGGTGGCTGGAAGAGTTGACGCAGAATAACAATCTTAACTGGCTGAGACCTCAGAGTCCGTTCATTGTCGGAATGTTCCATGATTTATGCAAGACAGATCAGTATGTTCTGGTGTATGAGGAAACAAGAGAAGTCGAAGGAAATATGATGACCATTAATCCCAACGGCAAATCGCATTACGAATATAACCCCGGTACGATTCTGAAAGGTCATGCGCCGAAGTCCATTATGCTTCTGTCACAGTTCATTTCTCTGACTGAAGAAGAGATGCTTTCTATCCGCTTCCATATGGGAGCTTATGAAACGGATGATTGGGATGGATTCGATAAAGCAATTCATAAATACCCCAACGTATTATGGAGTCATCAGGCAGATCAACTTGCAAGCAAAATTGACGGTATCTAATTGGCGGTGATCGCATGAAAAAAAGACACGGTGAAAGCAGAACAAGACTTTACAAAATATACAACGGAATGAAAGCAAGATGCTATCATCCGGCTGATGAAAACCAAAGAAAGAATTATTATGATCGTGGCATAAAGATATGCGATGAGTGGTTGAATGACTTTTTAACATTCAGAAATTGGGCGTACGAAAACGGATATACGGATGAACTGACAATTGAAAGAATCGATAATAATAAAGGTTATTCACCAGACAATTGTAAATGGATACCTCGTGTTCAACAAGCAGCAAACAGACGGACAAACATGGAAATACAAATCAATGGTGTAACTCATACGATGTCAGAATGGTGCAGAATTAATAATGTTAGTCGAAAAGCTGCATGTAAAAGAATTGAGGCTTATGGATGGAATCCCGTTGAAGCAGTAACTGTACCTACCAGAAAGTACGAAAAATATGGGCCCTTTAGCCGAAAAAGAAAACAAGACGAATGGACAAAAAATGGGCAAAAAGGCTGGCAAGAAGTACAAGTAAGTTATAAAGGAGAAGTGCATAACTTGGCTGAGTGGAGTAAGATAACCGGAATTGAACGTGCCACGATAAGTTGGCGAATAAAAAACGGGTGGAGTGTAAGCGATGCTTTAACGAAACCAGCTAAGCAACTAAGGAAAAGAATGAAAGTAGATGATATTTAATGCCAAATTACTATGATGCTTTTACTGTACCAATTGGGTATGAAAACCGTATAACATGGGATGCAGCTACAACTACCGCTCAAACACCGACGATAAACATCAAACCAAACGAAATTACTTATGAATATAAACCCTATGAATTTGTAACTAAATTTGTAACAGAAGAAATGCTGAATGAGTTTGCCCGCAAGATATTCAGGATTATCGAAGAGCATACGCCAATTGATATAACAGAAGAAGAATTCATGGACATAATAGAAGAAGGTAAATGAAATGACGATTAACAAGATTCTTGCGATTGCTTGTGCAATTGCGTGGGTTGTCTGCGCAGTAACAGCTTTTATTGTTGAAGGTGATTCTACTATTAGAACGCTCTTTATCTGTTCTGCGTTAGTCAACGCAGTTCTTGCAATGCTTTTATTTGTTAAGGAGCATAACTATGATCGGGAGATTGAAGGATCTGACCACAAACCGTGATCAAAGTCAGAATATCACGATTACGGTTAACGAAGATTTCCGAGAGATGTTCGATAAATTAAAAGATACGAACGTCAACGTGGAAATCAAGAAACTTTCCGCAAAAAGAAGTCTGGACGCCAACGCTTACCTCTGGCATTTATGCGGAGAGATAGCAAAAGCTTCCTCTAAATATTCTACGGACGGAAAGAATGAAGTCTACAGAGAGGCTATCAAAGCCAAAGGGGAGTTTGAGGATCTTCTTGTGAAAGAGATAGCTCTTCCTACGTTTCTGGAAAGATGGAGTGACAAGGGGACCGGGTGGTTTGCTGAGGTTGTAGATGACTATGTTGAGGATTATTACGATGATTTCATGGGTGATGATGTGGAGCACCGTAAAGAAGTTCATGCCTATTATGGAAGCTCAACGTATGATACAACCTCCATGAGCAGGATTATCGATTATGTCGTCTTGATTGCCAACGATCTCGGCATCCCCACGATGACGGAAAACGAGCGTGAAAAGCTCCTTACCGCATGGGGAAAGAAGGTTGAACGGCGTGACTAAGTCTATCGTTCAGCCGGATGAAAAACAATGTTATCTCTGTGGGCGGAAAACATGTCTTGAACGGCATCATATCCTTGGAGGAGTAGCAAACCGCAGGCTGAGCGAAAAGTTTGGCCTGTGGGTTTATTTATGTAACGGCTGTCACACCGGAACAGAAGGAGCCCAGTACGACAAGGAAAAGAACATTCAGTTAAAAAAAGATGCGCAAATTGCTTTTGAAGAAATCTACGGACACGACAAGTGGATGGAGACATTCAAGAAAAACTATCTGTAAGGAGTAACACTATGAATCAATGCGAAAAGATTAAGGATTATATCCGACAGTTTGGTTCCATTTCTTCGATGGAAGCTTTTAAGGATTTGGGAATCACAAGGCTCAGCGCAAGAATGCTTGAGATTGAACGCCAGGGATTCCCGATTGAAAAGAAACTTGAGTATTCCACGAACAGATTTGGCGAAGCAGTTCATTACATTCGCTATTGTCTTTCTGAGGAAACAGCATGAATCCTTCTTTCAACAAGCCTCCGACGCTTTGTTGGGATTGCAGGAATGCCATCAACGGGTGCTCGTGGTCTACATTGTTTAACCCGTTGAAGGCTGGAAAGCTGAACCTACAAAGAATAATGAAGGTGTAACAAGCTTTAATGTCATTGAATGTCCGGAATTTAAAAGAGATGCTATTTACGGCGGTCAGCAGAGGTGGAAAGAATGACACTGAAAAAGTTCAAAGATACAGAACTATGGTCGTGGATCAGAACTGTATTTGAAATTCTTCTTCTTGGCGCTTGTATCATGGCAGCCTTTCTCTGTCTGAAAGGCGTTGGAATCGCAGAGGAAGAGAACTATATCGAAGGATACATTCTTTGTAAAGAGCATGATCTGATCAACGTTCGGAGGACGCCTTCTAAGAAGGGTGAGGAGATCGGATTATTCCAGTGCGGACAGAAGTTGTATCTCGATGGCAAAGAGAAGAACGACTATATGCATGTCTGCAATCTGACTCTGGAATTGACCGACGGTTGGGTTTACAAAGGATACATTGTATTTGACGAACCCATAAAGGTTGATTCTGAGTATAAGGTTATCAGTCCACAAAGACTGGCAGTCAGAAAATACATTGACGGAAAGATTATCAAGTGGCTTAAGCCCAAGTCTACCGTCGATGTTGTTTACATTACAAAAGAATGGGCTGTAACCAACAAAGGTTTTATTAAACGTAAATTCCTGGAAGGTGAATGAAATTGAAACACAATACGCTGCTTGAAGATCTTTTGGAAGTACCTGTGTCTTTCGTGTTTATGATGACGCTTCTGTGGCTTTGTGTTGTGGCAGGTCTGATATATCTTGGGGTGGTTATATGAACTGGATCGAAAAAGATATCACATGGTGCTATAACGTGTGCGACAACATGAAATGTTATAGAAATGTAAAGCATTTGGATGGCACTGAAGGCTTCTTTTCTATGGCAATGCTGAAAGGTACAGATCTTTGTCCGTCCTTAGAGGAGGATGAACAATGCTCAGAAGAAGACAAGACTGGCAAATGACCATTATTCTACTTACGGTTCTTCTGTTTACGTTGTTCGCACTGAGAAAACTTATACTGTAAGGAGCTATCATGGAAAAATTTATCAACAGGTACAAGATCAAAGATGATATTAAAATGAAGGATATCATAAATGAGTTGAACGCTAAAAATATGGCTGTATCAACACATGGAACTTATATTCATCCGGACGCAAGATACTCTACTGTTCACGGCGTCGGAGATGGCGACACAACTATATGCATTGCTTTTCCGAAGAAACTCAGCGAATGGAACAGCTACGACTATGTTCTTGTCATGGATGAATATGGGGGTCAACCGTACTATCCGTTCTATAAAGCTGAAGAAGATCCCAAGTTCAGATTTGTTGGCTGCCTGAATATCATCGGAGAATACAACGAATTTATGGATAGCTTATCATTTCTGGAGAGAATTGAAAATGTTTGACAATGAAAATCTGATTTCATATACTCAAGCAGAGGAAATTGCCCGATATATCGTCGGGCAATTTCTCTTCCAGAACCTTGAAAACTCTATAGAGTCAATGCCGACCGATGAAAGGATAAAAGAAATGGGACGGCAAAAGGTTCATATTACATTACCGGATGGTACCCCTACATGGATTACTGGTAATACTTTCACTGATATTATTATGTCGGCAATTAAAAAGTTTCAGACGCCAGCGACTGGTGAAACATTCAAAGAGTATACCGATAAAATCTTTGATGTATTTCTTAAGCCCCGCTGGAAACCTTCCACGGCTGACACAAACAGATTTCTTCTGGATCGTCATCTTCATCCGTACTTCGATGACATGAAGCTTACTCAGATCGACACGGCTGTTATCCAGCAGTTCTTCCAAACCAAACAGCATTTATCCAAGTCTTATACAAAACAAATGTTGATCATGCTTCATGAAATTTTTCAGAACGCAGTTGAAGACGGAAAGGTGAAAGGAGATCCTACCTTGTCTAAAAGAATAACACTTCCGCAAAAGCAAACCAAACGTGACGCTCTGCCAGTGACTGAATTCAACGACATTGTTTCCAACATTCATAAGCTAAGAAAAGATGATGCTCTATTAATGGCTCTGTTATGCTTCACCGGAATGAGAAGGGGAGAGGTATTGGGCCTTACATGGGACAACATTCTGGACAACACGATTCTAGTTAGATCTGAGGTTACTTTTAAGGGCAATACTTCAGTCGTCCAGAATTACGTCAAGAGCAAATCAGGCATCAGAGACATCCCAATTCAACAGGAATTACGTCCGTTCTTGGAAAACAGAGGGGAAGGATTTGTCGTCAGCGGAGAAACTCCCATGACGCAGTCTAAATTTGCAAGAACATGGGAAAGAATTGGAAAGACAATCAACCTTCATAATGCCACGCCGCACATCTTCAGACACACATATCTGACTTTGCTGGCGGCAAGTAATGTAGATCCCAAAACCATACAGGCTATTGCCGGACATTCTGATTTTAGTTTTACCTTCAATAAATATATTGACAGGAATAAAAATAATATTCAGAGTGCCAGCGATAAGCTCAGTGAAACGCTTAAGGAATTGACAAAAAAGTTGACATAATTGCAAACCCGGCAGGATAGATAAATCAAAGATTACAGGAGTTTTTGGAGCCTTGAAAGTTGACAAAAAAGTTGACAAAACCTTCAAAATTAAAAAAACACTCAAGAAAAATTT